GTCCATCCAATAAACCAGTCCCATTCCCAACTACGCATTGATCCACTCCGGAGGTTGTCTGTTAGTCCATTTGTGTAAATTTTTCTTACCTTCGCGATAATAATTACGATAATTGATTATCGGGTCTTTAGAAATAATATACTCTTCTGCCATACAAGATGGCATCTCAGTCCACTCCCAAGCTTTCAAGTTATGCGGCGGAGATTGAAGCATATATGAGAGTTCACCGTAGCATTTGTGCGTTTTGTTATAACGATGATTATACTCTCGCATCAAAGCGTAAAAGTGATCTACGAGCCAATCGTAGTTACGTACAGAAGTGCGGCACCAAACGGCTGACGGATGATTGATATGCGTAGCAGCATACATAACATCGTCACGAGCGTCTGGAAGAATCCAACGACGAGCTTTACGACCAGTTGCTGATTTACCTTCGATTTCTTGACCATCAAGTACTCGATGTGCTGTCGAAAGCAGCTGTGCGCTCTCGAGAATCATTTTAACAACGTGTTTATCTACGAGCGCCTGAGCAGCGTCCATAGGATCTTCGTCAACGTAGAAGATATTAATAAGAACCTCCATTTTATAAATAGATGATAACGAATTACAAAGGTTATTATAATGTTTCCTGAACCCAAAGTCAAACGTTTTCTTGATCGATATCAAAAGTTAATAGAAACATATAAATCAGTTAATGTTACGATACATGAAAATCATCACATATTACCTAAATGTCTTGGTGGTAAAAATGATAAATCAAATTTAATTAAGCTTTCTCCTAAAGCTCATTTTCTTGCCCATTATTTTTTATGTAAAGCGTATCCAGATAATAGAAAGTTGAAACATGCATTTGCTATGATGATTGTTTCTAACCCATATCAATCAAGACCATTTACTGGAGCTATGTATGAACAAGCTAAGAAAGAAAGATCTAATGCATTAAAAGGCGTTCCAAGACCAGAATGGGTGAAAGAAAAACTTAGAAAACCTAAACCGAACAAAGAAAATTATAAAAATGCAAAATCAGAAAGTCATAAAATAGCAATAGGATTAGCTCTAAAAGGAATAGTACATAAAAATGACACTTGTATACATTGTGGTAAAATAGCTACTGTGTTTAATATTAGTCGATGGCATAACAATAATTGTAAAACAAATTTACTATTTTAAAAGATGTTCATAATACTCTCCAAGGGGATTCACTTGAATCGCAGAAACGTCACCACGTTTCCAGCTCTTCAAAGCTTGATCTCTATGATAACGATTAGCTCTGTTATAGAATATAACCCCATCTAGGTGATCTAGTTCGTGTTGAAATATTCTAGCACTCATACCCGTAAACTGTTTCGTCAAAGTGTCGCTGTTAGGCGTCTGAAAACGAACTCTTATATGTTGAGGACGCTTTATTTTAACTAATAATCCGGGATAAGTCAAGCACCCTTCTTCAAGGGAAACTTCTTGTTCGCCTAATTGAACTATTTTGGGATTGAAACAAACAAAGTTTTCCGGAGCTCCTCTCATCGCAAAAATACGGTAAGGAACTCCAACTTGATTAGCAGCCAGACCAATACCCCCAGAGTCATACATGAATTTAACAATTTCTTTGCTGAAATCAATAGGATCAAAAGGAGGGTGAGCGAAATCAAAAGGCTTACATTCAGTAGTAAGTATAGGGTCATTTGGTTTTACTAGATTCATTATTATTTTCCTTAATCAATTCCAATGTTTTATTACTCCAGCGATAATAAATAGGTTTGTTATAATATAACTTAATACAATTACAGTTCTAATTATAGCGATTTTATCGGATTCATCATCACTTTTGCCTGATTTTTCTCCGAGCGCCTTCGCCCATATGCGCCAAATGTTTTTCATTTATTGAACCAAAGAATTGATAAAATCGAATCAACTCGCCAATCTTGAAAAATTCTTGTGTTTTTCAAACTTGAGAACTCTATCAAATTTATCATATAATTGGTCGCCTTTATGACTTATTATAAACGTGTTTGTGTCAGAAGTCAAGCTTTTTATTATCTTAAGAAATTCTTCTGTGCCGTTTCCGTCCAACGAGCTATCGAAAACTTCGTCCATGATCAAAAGGTTAGTATTAATACTATTACGCAACTTAGCCACAGCGCGCCAAGTAAATAATATCGCCAAATTGATTCGCATCTTTTCGCCTTCAGAAAACGATTCATAAGAAAATTCGTCGCGGAACCTGGATTTGATGGTTTCATTAAATTCCTCATTAAGTTCAAATTGACACATAAATTCCATCGCCGAAAGATATTTATTAATCAGTTTGTTGATAACTGGTATGTACTGTTTGATGATACGAGCTTTAATTCCGCCATCTTTCAATAAGATAGAAGCAGCGTTTAATATGTTTCGATCCTCTTTAACGATGACGATTTTTAATTCTAACTCTTTCAATTCGTTTTCATAATCCGTAATATTATTGTCTGTGTCTTCAATCTGTTTGTTTTTAATTAAATTGATATCCTTTTTCAATTCGTTTATATAATTATTCATAGTTTTGATATCAGTTTCAAGTTTATATATTTCCATCTCTTTATTTCTAATATCATTTAATATTAACATAATTTCATTGAGACGATTATTAGAAGCTTCATATTCTACGGCTAGTTTATTCAAACCGTCTTGCGATTCTTCAATAATCTCCTTTTTTTCATTTATAGTTTTTTCTCGAAAATCTTCTTGTATTGATTGTTTACAAGTTGGACAATCTTTATGTTTATCAAAGAAATCAACATCGCGGTTCAACAAAGCAACTTTAGCTTCTATTTGATGTTTGAGTTGAGAAAGCTTTGTAATTTTCTTATTTACTTTATCTTGATCTATGATTTTTGAATTTAATTCTTTAACATTTTCAATAAACGTTTCTAACTTACTCAAATTATTTTGAATTTTGATTTCAGTTTCTTTGATTAAGATTTGCTTTTCGGAAATAATATTTTCGTTATTGTTTTGTATACTCAAAAGATGTTTCTTTGTTAATTCTATTTTAGAATCAATAATTTTCTTTTCGGACATTTTATCACGCAATAGTTCATTGTTATCTGATAACTTATCTTTCAACAAAGAATTCATGGTAGTGAAAATTTGAAGCTCTAACAAATCTTCGATAATTTCTCTACGATTAGAAGCGGATAATTGCATAAATGGTTGAAACGTTGCCGAACCAAGAACAACCACTTGACAAAACGATTTGTGATTTACTTTGAGTATTTGCTTTTCAAGTATTTCTTGATAATCTTTCATTTCCGCAGATTGATTCATCAGTGTCTCGTTTTGAAACACTTTAAACACCGAAGGCTTCATACCTCTAACAATTTTATACTCTTTATTTTGTATAGAAAATTCCACTTCAACTAACAATCCTTTTTGATTGATAGAATTTAATAGTTGTGGTTTGTTGATTTTACGAAACGGTTTACCAAACAAAACAAAAGAAAGAGCATCTAGTATAGTAGATTTACCAGCCCCATTTTCACCAACTATTAATGTAGTGTTATTTTCATTAAGAGAAATTTCCGTAAATATATTTCCGGTCGAAAGAAAATTCATCCATCTTAATTTTTTAAATGTAATCATTCTAAAGCTATAGCCTCATTGTATATTTCTACAATTTTATTTTCTAATTTAGTTTTATCTATAGATTTATCTTCAAAAGACTCAATATAGTTTTTGAATATATCTATTGTTGATTCAGCTTCATTAACTATATCTTTATCATCCTCGAGGTTTAAATTCAAATGGTCTTCAACTATCTGTAAATCAATGGGGTTAACGTTTTCTATATTTTCAATGAATTTATCGAACCAATAAAGATTGTTTTTTTCTTGAACGATAACCTTAACCATACAATTTCTATATTCGTTGTAATTTATTTTATTGTTAACGAATTTTTCATCAGAATCATTATACCAAATTTTCTTAAACATTTTGTAGGGGTTTTCTACAAATTGTATTTCTCTTGTTTCCGTATCATATACATGAAACCCTTTAGGATCATTATAATCAGACCAAGTAAATTCTGCATGAGAACCTAGATAAAATATAGTCCCGTCTGTTGATCTATGATGATAATGACCCGACATCACCAAATCAAATTTAGAAAAAATATTACGGTCGTCTCCATGAGATACAATAGAACCTTTATGCATCTCAAACCCTGAGATCTCCAAATGACCCATAACTATTTGAGCTTCTGTAGATTTAATTTTTTCCAATGTTTGTTTTCTGTTATCATCACAAATCCAAGGTACAAACAATATTTTTGTTCCATCAAACTCTACTTCTTCCGGGAACTTGTCGTATATCTTAAACGGATAAGACCCCGAAACTAACTCGTTTAAAGCGTTGACGGAATTAGTGTTTTTAAAATAAGTATCATGATTACCCGCGATGATGTGAACGTTAACTCTATTCACGAATAAAGGTTCTAAAAAATCTTCCCTGAGTCGACGAGCAGTATTAATGTTAATATATTTGCGACGATCGACAAGGTCTCCTAGATGAATAACCGTACTAATTTCATTCTTAAGTAGATAAGGGAAAAAGATATTATCAAGAAATATTTTAGAATTATCGAGAAAAGCGACATTATCGTTACGAACTCCCCAGTGTGTATCTGTAATAAGAGCGATCTTCATAGTTTATCTTTTTCTAGTATTAGGGTCCATTCTTTTATTTTTAGAATGATCTATTGGTTTACTTACGTTATGTTTATAGATTGCCTGCGCACAATAGTCTCTTATAGCTTCTAAACGAAGCTGATAATTCATCAATTCGTTTTCTCTGATGTTTTTATCATTAAGCTTTTCAACTAGATCTTGAATATTAATCGGTACTAAGTGTAGATTTTTCATTTTCTTGTTCTTCCTCTGAAAACAATTCAACTCCTTTAAGTTTACCCTTCTTTGAAGCAAAAGTCAACTTACTTTCAAAAGACCTTACCAATTCATTTGAATATTCATTAGACTTCAATTGCATGTTATCGTTATTTGTCCAAATTTGGTTTGTTAAGAAACTATTTTCGAAGTTTTTATGTTTAATATAAGTTTGTTTTTTTTCCTTTTGTATACGTCTAAGAAAGGCATTCCAAGCGATCTGAGTAAAATATGCGAACGGGTTATTAGTTTTATCCGGGTTGAAATTATCAACAGCGGCTATACAATCATGAATACCGTCTGAAATCATATCTTGTTTGTAAGTATATCCGGAAAAATTAGGTTTCTTGGCTAAATTTTCACAAATTAAAATAATTGACTGACCTATGTAATTTGAAACTTGCGGCATAGGTTTATCGTTTTCAATAGCTTGTTTTAATTTTGTTTTATATTCTATGATAGAGGTATACAGAGTTTTATTGTTGATATAATTTCTTGGTTTCTTCATTTTAGTCCTTTACTTTTTTTTCCAATGTAGTATAATCACTAATGTGATGATGATAATATTAGTAGTTTAAGGAAACATTATATAGTTTATAACTGAACTTCTCCTCATTGTATATCTTTACTCGTTCCATAAAGTGTAACAAAGTGAAGTTCTTTTTAGACTTCCATGATATATCGTCAGCGATATCGTATAATACCGCTTCTTCTTTAGATTCAGACTTACGTAATCCACGACCAATAGACTGTAAGTTTCTAACTCTAGACTTCGAAGGACTAGAGAATATTATATTGTGAAGGTTTTTAATATTAACACCTGTAGAAAACGTTCCATAAGAAGCTACGATAATGGCATTAGTTTCGTTTTCAACTATTTTCCTTATTTCTTCGCGTTCTTCTCCATCAACAGAACCTGAAACATAATATATTTTTCTATCTGGAGCTTCTGAAATTAAATTATCGTAAAGAGCTTTACCGTGTTTTTCTACAAACTGAAATAATAAAAGAGTGTTACCATTAAGCGATAAAGCTAGATTACGAATGAATTTGTTTCTTGCTTCTAATCTAACTATGAAATCCATCTCGGCTTGATAATCCGACGCTCTAGCTAACATTTTACGGGCGGATTCGGGGTGCGAAAGAACAATAGCTTTTATTTTAAAAGAAGCCAAATGTTTTTGTTCTATTAATTCTGACGTTGATGTTACTTTTCTGACCGGTCCAAATAGACCCTCTAACACTAACTTATTAGTTTGAGTGCCATCTAAAGTTCCGGTAAACCCAAATCTATATTTGCAATCATCAAGTTTAGACATTATAGCGGTTAGTGATTTGGCTTTGAATAGATGTGCCTCGTCTCCTATGACTACATCAAACTGTTTATAAAACTCTTTAGGAAGCTTATAAATGGACTGCCAGGTAGAGATTGTGATTGGTTTAGTCGTCTGTTTATCTTGACCAGAAAATATTCTATGAACGTATTTAGAAGAATCAAAACCATAGTCGGCAAAATCAGAAGCAAGCTGAGAAACGAGAGAAGTTGTTGGAACGATAATAAGAGTGCGTTTAGCATAATACCTCACTAAAATATAAATGATGAAAGATTTTCCTGAAGCTGTTGGTGATAAAAGAAGCGATCTTCTTTCTCTTACAGCATGAATAAAAGCATTTAATTGATAATCTCTAGGTTGAATAGTTGGTTTAAGTTCATCAATAAATTCTTTTGCTTCTTTGACTGAAAATTCCTCTAATGAAAAATCGGAAAGATATTCTAACTCATAATTTCTTGATTTACAAAATTCTTCAACATAACGATTAAGACCAGCGTATAGTTGACAAGTCATTGGATTGAGCAAACGTATTTTACCGTCCCACATTTTATTACGATAAGCTGGTGTAAATTTTGCC